CGCCCCCGGAGGTCCCCCATGGCCAGACCTAACGCGAATCCGCTGATCCCCGGCGTCCCTGATAGCGAGATCGTCGACTTCCTCAGGCAGCACTATCCCGGCATCACGAAAGCCTTTTTGTCCATGCTAAAACGCCCCCAAATTTACGGCGGCACGCTGATCGACGAGGCGAAGGAGAGGCTTGCTGACCATTTCGGCTACGAGGCCATACGACCGCGCAGGAGACGCGCAAGCTCCGGACACCGGTTTACTCGTCGGGCAGGCTGTCGGCTCTCTGACGAGCGCGCAGAGTTATTTGAACAATGTATCCGAAGCGACCCGAAGTACAAAGCCGCGCCGTACATGTCAAAAGTCGTGGAAGATCTGATCGACGGGTACATAAAACGTCGCACAAAGGCCAGGGCGAAACGGAGGGCGGCATAGACCGCGACACACTACACAGAAGGGAGAAACCCCATTGAATACACCGTTGGAACTTAGGCCGGAAGTGCTGGCCTTTGCGCAAAACATGGAGGCGCGTCTGCGGCAAAACGATCATCGCGGCGGCTGGGAAGAATGCTCGGATATGTACTTGCTCAGCGGCGCGCTCAAAAACATGCATACCGTCACAGGTGCGTTGTCAGACGCGCATACTCCCCGCATGATCGAGTTACATACCGCCGACGCGGCAAACTTCCTGATGATGCTCGTTGACAATCACGGGCTGCTGTTACCCTCAAGTCTTGAACGCTGCGTAGCCTGCGGCAGTGCGGTCGGTCCATTCGTCCGCATTGCTGCCGGCTGCGTTTGTCATGTTTGCGCGGACCAGGTCAACGACGCGCGGCCGGTTTAGGAGGGCGCTATGAACAAAACCATTATTAAAGTCCAGTTCCCGGACAAATACCGCGAGGGCGAATTCTGCAAGATGGAATATACGTACTACCTTGACGCCGGTCTTGCGGTCGAACCGGGACAGATCATAACCGTGCCGACGAAGTTCGGCCATACCAACGCGAGGGTCAGCAAGATAAACCTGTCCGAGGGCGCGATTGACATGCGGTGGGCGAAGGATATGCGGACCATCACCGCCGCCGATCTTGAGGCGGCACCACGTCCGGCCGAAGCTCACAACCAGCAAAGCACCCGCGCCCAGGCTGACCAGTCTGACTTCTTCTACGAGGCGGTAAGCGAGCTGTGATTGATCTTACTGGCAAAAGGTTTGGGATGCTTTCTGTGGAAAGATACTCAAAAACAACGAAAAGTGGTCACGCCGTTTGGATTTGCAAATGCGACTGTGGCAATGTTAAAGAAATCGAAGGAAGAAAGTTGCGCTCTGGAGAAACAAAAGCCTGCGGATGTCAAAGAGGAAAATCCATAAGTCACGGCGGAAGTTACTCGAGGTTGTACGGCGTCTGGGTCCACATGAAAGAGCGTTGCTTTAATCCAAATCATGAAGCCTATAAAAACTATGGCGGTCGCGGAATAACCGTTTGCAGAGAATGGAATGAGAGCTTTTCGGCGTTTCAAAAATGGGCCGTTAAGGCTGGATACAATCCAGCGGCCGAACGCGGCCAATGCACGATTGAGCGAATAAATAACGACTATGGATATTCTCCAGACAATTGTCGCTGGGCGACGGCAAAAGAACAGCAACAAAATACAAGGAGAACAACCGCGGGCGGGAGGTTTGGCGGAAATGACTCGCGACAGATGGCTCGAACTTAGAAAACTCGGAATCGGCGCCAGCGACGCATCGGCAGTTGTTGGCTGCAACCCGTACAAGACCAACGTAGAATTGTGGCAGGAAAAGACCGGCCGTCGCGAAGCTCCCGACATATCGGACAAGCCATATGTCAAATATGGACTCGACGCCGAAGGGCCGCTTCGCAAGCTGTTTGCTCTGGATTATCCGCAATACAGAGTCGGGTATAACCGTTTTGACATGCACTTCAACAAGGACTATCCGTTTATCTTTGCAACGCTCGACGGCCGCCTGACAGAGATTACGACAAAACGCCGCGGCGTTTTGGAAATCAAGACGACCGAGATCCTCAAGTCCATGCAATATGAAAGCTGGCGCGAACAGATCCCCGAGAATTATTACATCCAGATCATCCATCAACTGTTAGTAACTGGCTGGGACTTTGCTGTCCTTAAGGCGCAGCTCAAGACCGTCTATGACGGCGAGGTCCGGCTTAATACTAAGCATTATTTTATCGAGCGGTCAGAGGTCCGGGACGACATCGACTTCCTGCTTCCGAAAGAAATTGAATTCTGGCGCTGCGTACAAGATGACATACGGCCGGACCTTATCCTGCCGCCGATTTAGGAAGGGAGACTATACTTGGAATTTAAAATTCTATCGCCGAAGGACGGCGTTTACGCCATGCCGATCAACTTCAACTTCGACGAGCTGAAGCACGAGTTGACGGCAAGGCTCTCCGAATATCAGGGCCTTGTCTTCACAGACAACAACATCGGAGAAGCGAAGGACATTCGGGCAAAACTTAACAAGCTCAGGACGGTCATAGACGAAAAGCGCAAAGAAGTCAAGCGCCAATGTATGGAGCCTTATGAGGCGTTTGAGAAGCAGGTTAAGGAGGTCCTGGCGCTGATCGACGCGCCGATCATGGCAATCGACGGACAGGTTAAATCATACGAGCAGACCAAGAAGGACGAAAAACGCGCGGCTATTTTCGAATATTACAACGATCACGTCAGGGAACTTGCTGACCTGCTTCCGTTAGAGCGCATCTTTAACGACAAATGGCTCAACGCCACGTTCAAGATGAAGGACATCACAGACAGTATCGACGCATCCATAACGCGCGTCGAAAGTGACCTTCAGACAATCGCTGAACTCGGCAGCGAGTTTGAGCTGCAGATCAAAGATGCGTACCTGCGGACCCTCGACCTGTCGGCGGCGCTCAACGAAAAAACGCGCCTTGAACAGCAAAAGGCAAAGCTGGCCGAATTTGAAGCCAAGAAAACTGAAGAGCCGAAGGTTATCGGGCCGGGAGGCGTTGACTTCAAAGATTTGAAACCCGGCGACAGGGTGCAATTTGCGCCGACAGAGGAAACGGTCCATGAGATTGACTTTCGCGTCTGGGCGACGAGCGCGCAACTTAACGGGCTGAAAGCATATCTCAAGCTCAACAATATCAAATTCGGCCGTGTGCCGGAAGGAGCGTAATCATGGCGGTACAAAATAGTCTCGCAAAGAAACAGAGCAAGTTGACTTTCAGCACATTCATATCCGGCGACGCAATGCGCGGCCGCATTAATCAGATGGTCGGCAGCAAGGACGGTCCCAGATTCATCACGGCTATTATATCGGCCGTCTCCGTTAATCCCGCGCTTGCGGAGTGCGACTATTCGTCCATCGTCTCGGCGGCCTTGCTCGGTGAGAGCTTGAAGCTTTCTCCGTCCCCGCAGCTCGGCCAGTATTACATGGTTCCATTCAAGGACAACAAGAACAAGCGCACCGTGGCGACGTTCATCCTAGGCTACAAGGGATACATACAGCTGGCCATACGGTCCGGGTATTACAAAAAGATCAACGTCCTCGCCATCAAGGAGGGCGAGCTTGTCCGATACGATCCTCTTACTGAAGAAATCCAGGTCAATCTGATCGAAGACGAAGTGGAGCGCGAAGCCAAGCCGACGATCGGCTACTACGCAATGTTCGAGTATCAAAACGGCTTCGTTAAGGCTTTGTACTGGAGCCGCGCGAAGATGGAGGCACACGCCGACAAGTACAGCAAGGCGTTCAGCATGTCTGCGTACCGAAAGCTACAGGAAGGGAAAATTCCCAAAGACGAGCTCTGGAAATATTCCTCGTACTGGTACAGCGACTTTGACGGCATGGCTTATAAAACGATGCTCCGTCAGCTTATAAGCAAATGGGGCATTATGTCCATCGAGATGGAAAGCGCGTTTAGGTCGGACGGCGGCCTTGTTCAGGATGACGGGAGCGTAGAGTTTGTCAGCGGCGAGGTTATTGAATCAACCGATGCCGTTGTCACAGACGACGATACCGCAGGTGAAGCGGAGCCTGTCGACGATGCGAGCATATCACCTCCAGACACCCAAGACGCGCAGGACACGTTTTTCGCCGGCGCCGAAACTCAAAACCCCTGAAAGTTCCCGTACGGTTTCCGCAGCAGCCAGGGAGCGCGTAACGCACTATATTGGTGAAGCCAACAAAATGGTAGGAGGTCTTTATGAAAGTAAGAGCGAAATTCATATGCGATGACAAGGAAGACACCGGCGAAGGTTTCAATTTAATCATGAGCGCCGTTGTCGACGGCAGCGCTGAGAATGAGCAGTTTTTCAAATTTACGCCGGGCGGCTCTCTTACGCTTTACACGGTCAACCCGGCCGTGGCGGAGGCGATTGAGCCCGGCAAGGAATACTACATAGACATAACACTGGCGGAATAAGCGATACGGGGCCGTTGAGCTGCGGCGGCGGCCCGATCCCCCAAAGGAGGGATGCAGTTGAAAAGCGGAATAGACTGGTTTCCGCTTGATGTTTCACTTGACGAGAAGTTTGAGTTGATGGAGGCAGAGTTCGGGCTGGATGGGTTTGCGGTAGTCGTCAAGCTGTTCCAACGGATCTTCGGCGGCGAAGGTTACTACTGTGAATGGACAAATGAGGTTGCATTACTGTTCGCGAAGAGGGTTGGAATGGGTGGTAATGCCGTTTCAGAAATATTGTCTGCCGCCATCAAAAGAGGTATTTTTGACAGTCGTCTTTTTGAGAAGTATCGCATCATCACATCCAGAGGGATACAAAAAAGATACTTCGAGGCCATCAAAAGACGTAACGAGTTCACTGTCATAAAACAGTACCTCTTGGTCGACCCTGCTCAAATTTGCAAGAAAGTAAACATTACATACGAAAATGTCAACATTCATTCTGAAAATGCTGACAATCAAACACAGAGTAGAGTAGAGAAGAGTAGAGAAGAGAAGAGTAGAGAAGAGGAAGGTAGCGCGGCACCCGGCGCAGGCGGCGGCAACCCTTCGGGAGAACAACCGAATCCGTACCGGATGAGCGAAAACATGACACGCGCCCTGAGCTACTACATGGACAAAGTACAGCCTATACCTAACGGCATGGTCATAGAAGAAATGAAAGACTATGCCGAAGAAATAGAAGCCGATGCCATCATTCGCGCCATCGATATTGCCACCGCTGATAAAAAGCCCTATTGGAGCTATATCAAAGGCGTCCTGAAAGGATATAAGGCTGACGGCGTAAAAACACTGGCAGATGTGATGGAGCGGGAATCCAGGCATCAAGAGAATAAGGAGAGAGGTAATGGACGAGCTGGAACCGGTAGCGGGAAATCTTCAGGATCTGATAAGAAAACATGGGATGTCCCAGGAGTCACAAAACTCTGAGCCGCCCGATCCGGAAGCGTTCCTTCAAATGCAGTTGAAATGGCTAAGCGAAACACCCGGCCTTTTGGAAGGGTACGATTGCCTTACATGCCTTAACCGTGGAGACATCCCTTTTATCCGGAACGGCGCTATCGTTGTCAGGGAATGCGCGTGCATGTCAAAGCGGCGGGCCCTCTGGAGGATTGAGCGCAGCGGCCTAAAGGACCTGATATCCAAGTGCACCTTCGACAATTACAAAACGCCGGAGACCTGGCAACGAAAAGCCAAGGAATTGGCGCGTAAGTTTGCAGCCGATCCGGCCGGCAGCTGGTTCGCGGCACTCGGCGCTGTAGGCTCCGGGAAGACGCACCTGTGCACGGCCATATGCTGCGATTTGATCAACACCGGATACGACACGCGCTACATGCTCTGGAAGGATGAAGCCAGGCAGCTTAAAGCGGCCGTCAACGCTGACGAGGAATACGGGAGACTGATACGCCCCCTTCAAACCGTGCGCGTTCTGTATATCGACGATTTCTGGAAAACCAGAATCAACGACGATACCGGACGGTACGAACAACCCACACAGGCAGACATCAACCTTGCTTTCGAGATTATAAACGCCCGGTACATCGACAGGAAGCTGATAACACTGATCAGCTCTGAACGGACATGCCAGGAGCTGCTGAATATCGATCAGGCAGTAGGCAGCCGGATTGCCGAGCGAAGCAGAGGATATTGCATTGATCTTGAGGGCGACGGGAAAAACTGGAGGTTAAAACTATGAAGAAAAAACGTAAAGAGCCCATAGATATCGCGCTGAAAGTCACATTCGCCCTCGCAATGGTGATGATCCTTTTGGCGTTCGGCGCATCTGTCATGATGGCCTACGCCGCGCCGAACGAGCGCGAAGAGCGCAACGCGGGAGACCTGCGGGCGCTGATTGAATATTGCTACAACCCGCCTGAGGACGAGATCGTACTGTTGGCCCGGATGATGTACGGCGAGTGCCGGGGCGTCAAAGACTGGACGCTGCCGGACGGACGGGTGATCGACGCGGAGCAACAAAAAGCCAACTGCTGCTGGTGCGCCATTAACCGCGTGGATGCGGACGGCTGGGGCGATACGTTGGCTGAGGTCGTCACGCCGGGACAATTCCACGGTTATAGCCGATACAACCCCGTATGGGACGAGCTGTACGATCTTGCGCGTGATGTGCTGATCCGCTGGCGGCTGGAAAGTATCGGAGTGCAGGACGTAGGGCGCACGCTGCCGCCGGAGTATACATACTTTTGCAGCGACGGACACGGACACAACGCATTCAGGACGACATGGCGGCACAGTGACCCAAATTGCAGGTACTACGATTGGTCGCTGCCGAGCCCGTATGAAAGCTGAGGTGTGGGAAATGAAGGTTTACATAGCTGGGAAGATAACCGGCGACGAAAACTACAAGGCAAAATTTAAAGCAACGGCGGACAAGCTGGCGAAATGTGGCCATATAGTGCTGAATCCCGCCGTACTGCCGGCCGGAATGGAACAGGCAGATTATATGCGCATATGCATGGCGATGTTGGACTCTGCCGACTACGCCGTATTTCTTCCGGACTATCAGCAAAGCGAGGGTGCAATGATCGAATGGAACTATTGTCAACGCGTCGGGAAGATTGCGCTCTGCATTGCTAATCTGAAGCGCCTATGAACATCAATTTCACCGTTCTCGGTGAGCCGCAAGGCAAAGGCCGTCCGCGTGCAAACGTGATTTGCAAAAAGAACGGAGCGCCCGTAATAAACCCCAAAACCGGCAGGCCGATCATAAACGAGAGAACGCCGGATAAGACCGTGGTCTATGAAAATCTGATCAAGACAGAGTACAGGCGGCAGGTCGGCAACGAGCGCTTCCCCGATGATGCGATGCTGAGCATCAACGTCGCCGCTTACTACGGCATCCCGGCCAGCGCCAGCAAGCGCAAGAAGCAGGGAATGGAGCTCGGCGCAGTCCGGCCGACGAAGAAACCGGACGCGGACAACATCCTCAAGGTCGTCGCCGACAGCTTGAATCAGGTCGCGTACCGAGACGACGCTCAGATCGTGACGGCCATAGTCAGCAAATACTACTCATATCGGCCAAGGCTTGATATATCGATCCAGATTCAAAAATTCATTCAGGAGGGTTAATTCATGACCGAGGAAATGACTAAACTCGAAGCGCTGCAGAACAAAATAGGCAACATCTGCGACGAGAACGCGCTTACATACCGATTCCACCGCGAGGGATATCCCATCCAACTGGTTATAAGGCCGGACGAAAGCCCTTCCGGGCAGCTCACGATGCTTGAAAACGCCGGTCAATGCGACACCGGCTACATCGGGCAGGACGCTTCGATTGTGTTCCGGTTCGTTGGAGGCGACCTGGAATATCAGATGTCCGACAAGTTTGAGATCAGCGAGGCGCTTTTCAACAAGATCAAGAACCTGTTCAAGAAAATGCACTCCCTCTGGCTCCAGCATTTCCACTGCGAAGTTACGCGCGGGAATCTGCTTGCCGTCAAGGCGTGGCCGGCCATCAATTACGAGGCCAAAAAGAACGATGATGCCGATTCCGAGAACGATCAGGGCGAAATCACAGACGAAAACGCCGAATCCGATAACGACGGCGACGGCCTGCCGGATGACGACGACGCCAGCTTTTATCTTGAAGAGGCAACAAAGATTGTTCGGGAGGCTGGCAGCGCCACGACCTCGCTTTTGCAGCGCAAATTGAAACTGAGCTTCCGGCTGGCCTCGGATGTTATGTACGCCCTCGAAGCCGCCGGCGTCGTCGGCCCGTACAACGGCGGTGAACAGCGAACCGTCCTGCCGTATGAGGTCAATGGAGATGCCGCAAATGCGTAAGCACAAACGACCCGGCGACGCGTCCGAATCGGCCGTGCGCGTCGAGTACAGCGGGGGCGGAAACGCTCCCGAGGGGGACGATGTTGAGCAGTACTTTTATAAGCGCTACGAAAAAGCGGGCTTCACTGTGGTGCCGGGTCACTGGCCCAAGTTTAAAACCGAAGCCGAGGTAGACGAATGGTTTGACCTGCACGAGCGCGTTTTGGAGGCGTTTAGATCATGAGTGAAATGCGAGGATTGACCTTGTGGCAGCCCTGGGCCTCCCTGCTGGCCATCGGCGCTAAAGAATACGAGACGCGCGGCTGGGCTACGTCGTACCGGGGGCCGATTGCGATACACGCGGCCAAGAAACTCACGTCATCAGTCGTCGATGATATACCCGACGAAAACTGGGACGCGATGTATAAAGCTCTTTTCCCGTTTTACGGCGTGACGGGAATTCATGAAGATGGACTGAAAAAGCTTCCCCTTGGCGCGGTCGTCGCTGTCGGCGAGCTTGTCGGGTGCTACCCGATGACCGGCAGGACAAGCATAGGCGGGAAGGTCGCCTATGCGCAGTTCAGAAAAGACGGGCATGTCGTAGAGGTGACCGGAAACGATCTGTTGTTTGGCGACTGGACGCCCGGCCGCTTCGCATGGGAGTTCGCAAACGTGCGGATGCTGAAAGAGCCGGTACCGATGCGCGGGGCGCAGGGGCTATGGCGCGTCAGGCCGGAGGATGAATTACTGCTGAAGGATGCGGGATGAAAAGTTACATAGATTTCCTGAAATCGAAAATCGATATCGCGCCGGACGCCGGGATCCTCGATATATCGCCGGACGAGGTCAATCCGATCCTGAAGCCGCACGAGCGGGACACTGTCCTCTGGATGGTGCGCGGTGGCCGTCGGGCGAATTTCTCAAGCTTCGGACTTGGGAAGACGCTGTGCAGCTGCTCGGCATCCCGACGCTGTTCGATATGGAATGGACAGAAAGCGAGGAAGCATGGATGGAATATCAGGAGACGGGGAGAACAACACAGTGCCGTCTACGCAATCAGGTGCAGATGTGGCCGACACCGACACAACGGGATTACAAGGGCGCAAGGAAACCGGAAACACTTGCGACGGTTGGGAGAACAGAAACAAACTCTTTGCCGGATGCTGTGATGGAGAAAAACGGCGGCTCATTAAACGCGGAATGGGTATGTTGGCTGATGGGCTTTCCTCCTGGCTGGGCGAATATCTCCGAGTAGAGCCGGACATTCCGAGAGTGGCAACGGGTGTAAAAAACCGAGTTGACCAGCTAAAGTGTTATGGCAATGCAGTAGTGCCGCAACAAGCCTACCCAATATTCAAAGCAATAGCAGACGTAGAAGCCGAGCAGGACACGCAAGGAAGCGAGGACAAACTGATTTACAGGCGGTGAGACATGGAAACCTTCATCAAGCTGTACCGCAAACTGCTGACAAGCTCCGTTTTTGACAATCCGACGCTGCTAAAGGTTTTCATTTGGTGTCTCTTAAAGGCTACGCACAAGGAACACGACCAGCTTGTAGGACTCCAAACGGTGCATCTTTTACCCGGTCAATTTGTCTTTGGCCGGGTGAAGGATGCGGCGGAATTAAAGATGCACCCCTCGTCACTTTACCGTCACATGCGCGTTTTGGAATCGTTACAAAATGTGAGCATCAAACCGAACAACAAATTTTCCGTTGTAACCGTTGCGAATTGGGAACTTTATCAAGATAAGCCAAGCGCCCCGAACAACAAACGAACAACAAATGAACATCAAATGAACACAAACAATAATGTAAAGAATGATAATAATAATATTACGTCCGAAATGCCTGTCGGCAAATCGGACAAGCGGAAAGTTTTCGAGCACGATTCGAAGCCGTACAAGTGCGCCAAGTACCTTGACAAGCAAATTCGCGAACGACTGCCAAAGGTGAACCCGGCAGACGAGCGAACACTACAACGATGGGCTGACGCATTTGACAAGCTAAACCGCATAAACAAATACGAGTGGGACTTGATATCCGACGTGCTGGTGTTTTCGCAGGAGGACAAGTTTTGGCAGACGAACATTCTAAGCGGAGACAAATTCCGAAAACAATTTGAATCGCTTTACGCGAAGATGGGAGGATAAACATGAAAACAGTAACCTTGAAGCAGTTTATAGCCTTTGGCCCGTGCTGGGTTGAAGAGGATGGCGGGCTTGCCCGGCTGAAAGCGATTGCCGGGGAGAAAAAGAATTGGTCGGCTCTTGATGTCCTGCGTCTGGACGAAGTGTCTGCGGAAGATAAGCTGTGGGCCGTACTTAGGGAAGAATTTATAGACGCGCCCGTTTTGCATGAGTTTGCATGTCGGTGCGCCGAAAACGCGTTGGAGCTTATCGAAAAGCCGGACCCGCGCAGTTTTGCGGCAATCGAGGCAAAACGCAAGTGGTTACGCGGTGAAATAACGGGTGCAGAACTGGACGCTGCTGTGGACGCTGCTAGGGACGCTGCTGTGGCCGCTGCTGTGGCCGCTGCTAGGGCCGCTGCTGTGGCCGCTGCTGTGGCCGCTGCTAGGGCCGCTGCTAGGGCCGCTGCTGTGGCCGCTGCTTGGGCCGCTGCTAGGGCCGCTGCTGTGGACGCTGCTGTGGACGCTGCTTGGGCCGCTGCTGTGGACGCTGCTGTGGACGCTGCTAGGGATGGTCAAGTTAAATTACTTATTGACATGCTGGAGCAGGCGGAATGATGCTTGACCGAAACCCCGAAGCCGAAATCTCCGTCGTCGGCTCAATACTTATCGACCCAAGGTGCATCGACAAGATTACGTTTCTCTCGTCGGAGGACTTCACGCACGAACCGTGCGCCATCGTTTTTGAGGCCGCTACGGACGCGCACAAGCGCGGCAAAAGCTATGACTGGGTAAGTGCGGAGGATGACCTTAAACGCCGTCTGAGCGACGCTGAGGCCCGTCAGTTCGCAATGGATTGTGTCAACCTAACCGTGACGGCACAAAATGTGGTGGAACACGCGAAAATTGTCCAAAACCACGCGGGGAAACGGAAGCTCAAAGAGGCGTTTGAGCGAATCGCGTTAGAGTGCGACAGCGCGGAAGATATGGCGTCCACCGCGATAACCGAGTGCCAAACGTTTTTGTCGAATCACAAGACCAGCCAATTCCACACCTTGAGCGATGCTTTGTCCGAAATGTACGACGGCAAAACGCGGAAATCGCATCGGATCGACACCGGATACCCAAGACTGGATGGAATTTTAAAAGGCATGTGGGGCGGAAATCTCATACTGATCGGCGCACGGCCGGGAGTTGGCAAATCGGCGCTGGCTGTAGACATAGCACTTTCCGCCGCGCTCAAAGGCAACAGCACAGCGCTTTTCAGCCTGGAAATGGCGAAAGACGAGATAGCGGAACGCCTAGTTGCCCGGTACAGCGGCGTAGAAATGGATAAGCTGATCGACAACACCCTGACAGAGCAGGACTGGCGAGAGGTAGCCAAAGCGTCGGCGTGGCTCAGTGAGAAGAAACTTGACATCGTGGACGACGTGCCACGGCTGACCATATCGAAAATCAGGGCGCTTGCGCGGACGAAGCCTGACCTTAAATTGATCGTCGTGGACTACATACAGCTTATGACGCCGGAGGGTCGGCATGACAAGCGATATCAGGACATCGGGAGCATATCGCGCGGGTTGAAGCTGCTTGCGAAAGAACTGCGCATCCCGATTGTGGCGCTGTCGCAGCTTAACAGGGAAAGCGACGCGACGAAGCGCCCGGAGTTGCGAGACTTGCGGGAAAGCGGCGACTTAGAACAGGACGCGGACAAGGTTGTGTTTCTTTGGCAGTACGAAGAAATGCCAGAGGGAGCGCCGCAGAAAATCGGGTTCTACGTCGCAAAGAACCGCAGGGGCAAGCGCGGCATCACGATCAACATGTTCGACGGCGCTCACATGCGGTTCACCGAGACGCAGGAACAGTACAAGCCGAAAAAGCGTAGCAGCCGCGTTTTCGACGGATAAGGAGAAACACATGGACTACCCGTTTAACGAATGGCCTTGCGAACACTGCGAAGCCGAAGCGACATGCGACAGAAAGAAATCGTGCAAAAAGTGGCGCGCGTGGTTCGGCTCCAGATGGCGCGAGATACAGAAAATGTTGGGGAGGGCGCATGAACAGTAGAGACAAGGGAAAGCGCGGAGAGCGAGAGCTGGCGCACGAACTACAGGCGCGCGGCTACAGTGGCGCAAGGCGAAGTCAGCAACACTGCGGTGCAAACAGTGACGCAGACGTAGTTGACGCTCTGCCGGGAATACATATCGAGTGCAAGCGCGTCGAAAAACTGAACATTTACGCCGCGATCGAGCAGGCCAAGAACGACTGTGCACCGTGGAATATCCCCGCCGTATTCCACCGCAGAAACCGCGAGGATTGGCTTGTGACGATGACGCTTGACGGATTTATGCAGATTTATAAGGGGCTGGAGGCGACGGAATGCACAAATGCCGAGATTGCGGAACGATAGCGCTACATCCCGAAGCTGTGCTGTGTCCATCTTGCAAAGAGAAATCGATGGAGCGCAGACGGGAGTACAACCGAGAACGTTCGCGCCGAATTTACGCTGAGAAGAAGCGGGGCAAAGAGCCGCCGCCGAAAGTGCCGCACAAATGCGCGACCGATGGGTGCGAGGAAATTGTACCGCCGACGCGTACCTACTGCGCCGCGTGCCGCAAAAAGCGTGATAAAGCGTCCCGCGACCGATGGGCGGCGAAACAACCGCCACGCGAATACAAGTCGTTAGTCCCGTGGTACATGCCGCAATCCAAATCAACGGACATGAAGTGGATGGACAAGTTTAGGCCGTACATAGAGTCGGGGCTAAGTTACGCCGAATACCAACAGCGGGAAAAGACAGGAACATAACGACGCTATGTTTAGCGTGAAAGGAGAACACGATGTACGAAGATACAGTCAAGGCGCTGCGGAATGCGCCGAATTATAACGGCGGGAAAAGGGGTGTTGATGAAAATGGGAAGATATTATCCACAAGGGTTGTGGTGTAACGAATATAGCGCTTGGTGTGACGATGTGCCGGATGTTACGGACGGCCAGAACTCATGCGACGGAGACTGTAAAAATTGCGACGAAAGCGAGGACGCAAGAAAATGAACGCCGTGATTCGCGTTTTTCCGCTCCGCACGAACGCAACGCCTATTGATGAACTCGTGTTTATAGGGAACCCTCCCATGAAAGAATTTATACCGGAACATGACGAAATACATATCTCCTGCGCGTTTACATGGGACAAGCCATTTTGCGAAGAACTGAAATTCAGGTGGCGCGATGTAAGCAATAAGCCGATACGAGTAGGCGGCCCTGCTTATGATAGCCCGTGCGATTCGTTTACGCCGGGGCTTTACGTCGGAAAAGGCATCACATTTACAACGCGAGGATGCAACAACAACTGCCCTTGGTGCTGCGTGCCGAAGCGCGAGGGGAAATTAAAAGAACTACTGATTCAGCCGGGAAAGATCATACAGGACAATAACTTTCTGCAAGCATCCAGAGCGCACAAGGATAAAGTTTTTCAAATGCTCAAAACTCAAAATATGGCTGAGTTTAAAGGCGGGTTGGAGCCGGGATTAATCGACGACCACTTCATAAGCAGTTGCCAAAGCCTCAAATACCTGCCGGTTGTTTGGCTGGCATGCGACACGGACGGCGCGTTGCCAGGGTTTAAAAAGGCTTGCGCCAAGCTACGAAAGGCCGGATGGACGCGGGAAAAAATCAGGTGCTATGCGCTGATCGGCGACGACATGGAGAAAAACGAGGCAAGGCTCCGGGAGATTTTTAACACGGGTGCGCTTCCATCGGCGCAGTTACACCGCGAATTTGCTGAAACAAAGACAGAGTATAGCGGCGTGTGGAATGATTTTGAACGGACGTGGCAAAGACCGGCAGGCATGAAAGCGCACATGAAAAAAGTAGCGGAAAAGACAGGAACATAACGACGCTATGTTTAGCGTGAAAGGAGAACACGAATGGAGCACAACCTAAAATGCTGGCCTGAATACTTTCGGGCCGTAAAGACCGGCGCAAAGCCGTTTGAGATTCGCAAATGGGATAGGCCGTATGCCGTTGGCGACTGTTTGGTATTGCAGGAGTACGACCCTAAAACAAGCAGTTACACCGGCGACAGCATTGTGCGGCAGATAACGTACTTACTAGACTTAACTTATCTCCCCGGCGATGACCGCCCGCACCATAGCGGATATGTCGCGCTCGGCATAACGCCGCCCGCCGTGAAGCACGTGACCTGCTCCAGGACCTCAGGGACGCCGCCGAGGGGATCGAGATACAACACAGCGCGGACGCGCTGAAGGCCGCAAAAGAGCAAAAACACCAGAAGCGGGAGGCTTCAAAGGCCAAAAAGCTCAAACGCATTGAAGATAAAATCCTGACGGTCGGCCTTGAAAACATGGAGGATTACGAGCGGGAAAAGGCATACAGGCTTCTGGGTGTTGAGCGCGTTGAAGAATTGCTTGCACAGCGGGACCAGAAGCATGCCGAACCGCCACCGCCCGTACAAGAGCAGATCAGTTTATTTTAGCGGTTCGCCCCACATTTTGGGGCCAACCTACGAAAGGAGCGATACAGAATGGCAAAATACGCAGCCGATACCACAGTCACGCCGGCACGGTCCCGCGCAGAGATTGAAGAAACCCTTCAGCGGTATGGGGCCGAGGCGTTTGCCTACGCGACGACCGATAAAACGGCCATGTTCGCATTCAAGATGCAGGGCCGTCAGGCGCGGATCACGGTCCCGCTGCCCAGGATGGAGGATTACCGGCTCACCGATCAGGGCCGTCTGCGCACGAAGGACGCCCAACAGTCAGCATACAAACAAGCTGAACGGCAGATATGGCGCGTGATGCTGCTGCTTATCAAGGCGAAGCTGGAGGCCATCGAGGCGGAGGTCACGACCTGGGAGCATGAATTCTTTGCTGATACGCTCCTGCCGAGCGGCCAGACCGTAGGCGAAGTCATTCTGCCGCAGATCGCGCGGATGTATGAAACGGGCGAAATGCCGTCGCTGCTACCGATGCTGGAGGGAAGATAACAATGAATAAGACGAAAATAGAATGGTGCGACGCGTCATGGAATCCAGTCACAGGCTGCGAACATGGCTGCGACTACTGCTACGCGCGTGGGATCGCTCGGCGGTTTTCTGGATACTGGAGCGAGGAGCAGTTGAGAAACATTGGGGCGAATGGTGAAATGCACGATCTTGAAAAGCCGATGTATCGCCATACGACGGGGAAAAACCGAAGCGTTCCCGTGCATAGCGTTCAAGCGCCCTATCCATTCGGATTCGACCCGACATTCCACCGCTACCGCCTGAACGAGCCGAAGTATGCAAAAAAGCCGCAGAACATCTTTGTTGTGGACATGGGCGACCTGTTCGGCCGCTGGGTACCGACGCGATGGATCATGAACGTCATGGACGCCTGCCTCGCCGCGCCGCAGCATCGGTACCTGTTCCTGACAAAGAACCCGGCGCGATACGGCGAGCTCCAACGCATGTCGATCCTGCCGCAGGAGGACAACTTCTGGTATGGCACGACGGTGACGTGCGATAAGGACTTCGATAGCCGGGGATATGCCCTGTATGAATCATTCGTCGGAACGGGATGTAAAACGTTTCTGTCGATCGAACCGTTGCATGAGGCGTTGGAGGACAAGCGTATCCAGAACTTCCAGAATGTCGACTGGGTTATCCTCGGTGCGGAGACCGGAAACCGTCGCGGTAAGGTGGCACCGGAAAAAGAGTGGATCGATGCCATAGTCAAAGCCTGCGAGCATTACGGCGTCCCGGTCTTCATGAAAGATTCGCTGATCCCTGTCGTCGGAGCAGAGAACATGCGGCGCGAATGGCCGCAGGAATTGAGAAGGGAGGGTGCCAATGGATAAGCAACGGTTAGCTGTCTACTGCATTCGTTGCGAAATGTGGTTTGACACAAAAAAAGGTTGGCAAGCAAAAAAATCGCCTCCGCCGTATGCTATTCCGATCTGCCCGAGCTGCGCCGCGCCGCTGATGCAGTTGGATTACGACGAGTTTATAAAGCACAATCGCGAACAGGGCCGACTTGAAACGGTTATGACGTGGGAATATCCTCACGGTGAGTTGTGGAAGAAGAGGGAGGCTGCCCAAGAGGCAAAGCAGGTGAACGATGAGCCACGGCAAAGCTAAGCTCGCGTCCGACGTGCCGCCGTTCCACGACCACGACATTCACTGCTTCGGATTTCGGCGGGACGAAAACGGCAAGCCATACTGCACGGCATTGAGGGATATATACTGCCTGATCGACGGCGTATGCTCGTTCTACGCGCCACCGGAGCAGGCAGAGGCGGCAGAGCGTGCGGCATATGACAGGGCGTATGGAGACGTTTCATAAACGAAAGGAGCGCGGGATGCAGGCATTACCCCAAAAGACAACCGATTACATAGCCGAAGAATTCCGCGCCTACTTTGACCGTAAGGCGCGGAGCGGGATGCGCCCACGCGAAGCACGAGACATAATCGACTATCTGAGCGTCAGCGGACCTGCACCAGGGCCGACCGACTCAGCGGCAATTGACTACGCCAAACCTCGCGTCTCCGGTGGTGGCGGAAGACCGCGTCCTTCGGAAGCCCGGATCGAGGGCATTATGCAAAAGTACGCCACCGACGAGAGGGACGCTTTATGGAACGGAGTATTTGATTGGTTGATTCAACAATACGAAGACAGCGGAAACAAAAAGGCGCTGCGATTCATAAAGCTTGTGTTCGAAAAGCAGTTGAAGATGGATGAAGCCTGCGCAAAGATGCGGATTTCCGAGAGAACTTTTAAAAACTACAGGCTCGCAATCCTTACTGCCGCAGCCGTTTGCGGCGTTCAAAAAGGGGTAACCTTGACACTTGACAAAATATAGCTTAGAATTGCTAGCATGAATAGTTGCCAGTAGAGAGTGTCTGGGATAGACGCTCTCTTTGTCTATACTCAGATCTATCTACAGTAATGAGTAAATGTGTAGGTATATATCAAGTATAAGCATAATCTACGCGCGCGAGAGCAGACCGTTTGATGGAAAAACCATCGAGCGGTTTTTGTTTTGCTGATAGCGGGGAGGCGTCGAAGGTGTATGAACCAATCTGTCTATGCGCACACTGCGCCGACGACTACCGCAAAGCCAGGCTGGACGTAGTAGCCGAGACCGGCAACCAAAGCAAGGGGCAATGCGAAGTTTGTAAGCGACCGTTCGGCATGGCGTATCTGATCAAGCGCAGTGATACCGTCCCGCGATGTCCACGATGCGGCAAAGCGTTGGTTAAGACCGAGACGATGACGGCGACGTTCTTCAGCTGCGGATGCGGATATGAAGTGCATGAGATAAGGGATTGAGGCTTGAACGGGTCCTTCCTAAGGAAAAATGACGTGCGGGTCCTGCGACACCCGTAATTAGCCTGGATAAAAATGATTTTTTTTGAGACTTGTCGGGTCAAACCGTACAATCAGAGGTGATGGGATGGATGCCGAGCATGTGACGATGGCGAGATTTGCCGAGATTGTCGGCGTTAATTTACGAACGATTCAGCGGCTATCTCAAGAAGATGTTTTAAAGGCCGTTGAGGATCCGGACGATAAGCGAAAGAAACTGCTCCCGATGGTGAACAGCATCCAGGCTTACATTGAGCACCGGTTAAAGCAGGCGGCCGGCCAAGAGCGGTCGAGGCAGAGAGCCGATCTTGAGGATAAAAAGCTCCGCGCGGAGGTATCGCTTAAAGAGACGGAAAGCGAACTGAAGCGCATGCGGCACGAGATAAACAGCGGCAAGTATCTGCTGGTTGAAGAGGTCCAGCTGGACTACAGCCGCTTTTTCGTCATCCTGAAGAAGTTTCTTTTGGCAATTCCAAACCGGGTGTCGAGCATGATCGCCGGACATGTCGACCCAATAACGGCGCGCGCTATCGAGAAGGATATCTCAAAAGATGTCACCAGCATGCTTAAATCCTTCGTTGTTGCCGGACAGAGCGGGATGGGCATATCCTCAAAAGCGGCCAGCACTGCAAAGTCAACCAAGAAAAAAGCCACCGGCGCCAAAAAAGGCGGCGGTAAGAAGTGAGAAGATTCACGCATCGCAAATACAGCATTCCGTGTTACATCGCCGCCGCGCTGGAGCACCTGAAGCCGCCGGAAGATATCTCAGTTTCGGAATGGGCCGAGCGGTACCGGATGCTCAACGAGAAGTCGTCGGCCATGCCGGGACCATGGCGCAACACAATGACGCCGTACCTGACCGAGATCATGGACGCCTTTTGTGATTTTGAAGTCGAGGAAATCGACGTTATAAAGGCGACGCAACTGGGCGGCACAGAGAGCCTTCTCAATATGCTTGGGTACGCTATAACGCAGGACCCGGCGCCGACGATGTACGTTCTTCCGACCGATAAGCTTGGCGAATGGACAAGCGATAACCGCTTTGTGCCAATGTTCAGAAGTTCGTCGCAGCTGGCCGACAGATTCCGTGAGAATGATTCCAGCAAACTTGAGCTTCAGTTCGATTCCATGTACGTGTCAATCTGCGGCGCCAATAGCCCGTCGAGCCTGGCGTCAAAGCCGGTGCGGTATCTCTTTCTTGACGAGGTTGATAAATACCCAGGCGCTTCGAAGAAGGAAGCGGACCCGATCAGCCTCGCGCGGGAAAGAACAAAGACGTTTCCGAACCGGAAAATATGCATGGTGTCAACCCCGACACTGAAAACCGGCCCAATCTGGAAGGCCAAAGAAGCCGCGGACGAGGAGCGGCATTATTTCGTTCCCTGTCCCCATTGCGGCAAATATATCGAGTTTAAATTTGCTCAGCTGAAATGGCCGGGCAAGGAAGGCGGCCTGTCGAACGCCGACCGCGCCGACATGGCTTATTACGAGTGCCAGGAGTGCGGCTGCATCATCACGGACGCCGACAAGATGCGCATGCTGCGGCATGGCCAGTGGCGCGCCGTCCGGATGAGCGCAAAAATCGTCACGAAGGTAGCCTTCTGGATTAACACTTTCTACTCTCCGTTTGTGCGGTTTTCAGAGATTGCCCGCGAGTTTATGGATTCGAAGGACGACCCGGAGAAGCTGCAAAACTTTGTTAACTCTTGGCTGGCCGAGCCTTGGGAGGACACAAAGCTAAAAACGAATGCCGAGCTTGTCCTTGAACGCCAGACGGAGCTTGAAGCTTATGTTGTGCCCGACTGGGCGAAGCTGCTGACCGCCGGCGTTGACGTACAGGAAAACTGTCTGTACTGGACGGTCCGCGCCTGGGGCGACTTTATCACTTCACAAAATATAGCGCACGGCCAGGTGTTCAGTTTTACCGAGATTGAACAGCTCATGAATCTTGAGTATAGAAAGCAGAATGGAGATGGCATACTCGTCGAACTGGCGCTTGTGGACTCGGGCGACCAAACCGACGAGGTTTATGATTTCTGCGCGATGAATTCAGATTGGGCGCTGCCGGCCAAGGGCGTTGATACCCAATTAAGCCATTATCGGCTGTCTACCGTCAACAAAACGGAGTCAAAAGGGTACGGCATGCCGCTTGTACTGGTGGATGGCGGGAAGTACAAGGATATGATCGCGGCAAGGCTCCAGAAGCCGGTCGGAGACAGAGGGGCATGGATGGTTTATAAGGGCTGCGACCAGGAATACGCCGAGCAGGTGACGGCCGAACACAAGGTCGTCGAGCGCGGTGCCGGCGGACGCGAGAAAATTGTGTGGAAGCGTAAAACGAGCCATGCGGCGAACCATATGCTGGATTGCGAGGTTTATGCCATGGCTGCGGCCGACGTCAAGGGTGTGCGCAGCCTGTTCCTTCAAGTGCAGGCGGAGCGGGAAAAACGGTCGGCGCCTAAAAAAGACAAGCAAGCCGCACCTGAAGAGAGTTGGATAGAGCAGCATGAAAATTGGCTTTAAGGAGTATTGATTGTGAACAACGTGAGAAGTTATAGCGTTTATTTACATGAGTTTCCAAACGGTAAAACGTATGTCGGAATTACATCGGCAGATCCCTTAGAGCGATGGGGTGCAAATGGGTGCAGATACAAAAGCCAGCCGATAATTTATGACGCGATTAGAAAATATGGGTGGGAAAACATCAGGCACACCATTGTTGATTCGGGCTTAAAAAAGGAGGATGCCGAAACTGTTGAAAAAGAATTAATAACTAAGCTTCGATCAGCAGATCGTTTTTATGGATACAACATAGAACATGGCGGAAACAAGGGAAAAGTAGTAAGTGATGAGACTCGGAGAATAATCGGAGAGAGCAACAGGTCCAGGGGAGACGCGTGGCGCGAAAAGCTTAGTTTAAGAGCAAAAAATAGGTCTCCGGAAACGATTGAAAAAATAAGGAAAGCCGCAACCGGCGTACATCCGTCAGAAGAAACGCGCGCAAAAATGAGCGCTTCACATAAAGGATATAAGCATTCCGCAGAAACGGTGGAGCGAATGAAAATAGCTCAAAATAATAGAAGTTCCGAATGGGAAGAGCGGCGCGTTGCGGCAATACCAAAAAAGCCGGTTTTACAAATTGGCTTAGACGGATCCCTCATAAAAGAATGGGGTTCAGCCGCTGAAGCCAGCAAAGAAACAGGCATCGACTTTTCTAAAATATCAGCGTGTTGCCGGGGCAAAAGGAAAACGACTGGCGGATATAGATGGTCTTTTTCCAGCATGGAGGGCGCGTAAATGACACAGGAAGAATATTTACGGCAACTTGAAGAAGCCAGAACCTCGATATTGGTCGGAGGCCAAAGTTATCAAATTGGAAATCGTCGCCTAACGAGGGCCGACTTGTCGCGAATAACAGCTGAAATAGCTGACATAAAAGCGCAGATCGCGTCAGGTACGTCCGGCGAATTTTTAGAGAATACCTACGTGGCCGTCTTCGACGGGCGCTGAGGAGGACGCGGTATGAGTTTTATTGACAGCCTTATCGGCGCCGTATCTCCCAAGGCGGCATATGCCCGGGAGGCCTGGCGTCAGGCTTACGAGGATCTGAAGAGTTACGACGCCGCCGGCACCGGGCGGCTGAACGCCAACTGGCGGCTTGCAAATGAGAGCGCAGAGAATGCCGACAGAAACAACCGGGACATCATCAGGGCGAGAGCGCGCGATCTGGAGCGGAACAGCGACATCACGCAGTCGCTACTTCGTGCTTATCGCCGCAATGTGATTGGCCGGGGCTTTACGCTCCAGGCAAGGACGCCTGACGAAGCGCTTAACGATCAGCTCGAGCTTTTATGGAAACGCTGGTGCAAGGCTAAGAACTGCGATGTAACAGGAACGCAGTCGTTCAACAGGATGCAAAGAATGGCCGTCGACCGGAAAAAAGTCGACGGCGGTATTTTGTTTTTGAAGCGTTACACGTCGGAAGGAATGGTGCCGTTTCAACTGCAGGCGATTGAAGTCGACGAGCTGGACACCACGCAGATCACGCCGAGGACGAAGGGAAACAAGGTTGTCGGAGGCGTCGAGTACAGCGCGTATAACAAGCCGGTCGGCTACTGGATCCGGCAATATAGCATTGATGGCTTCGAGATCAACGACGCGAAATATATCCCGGCGAAGGATGTTATCTTTCTTTACACCAAACACAGGCCGTCGCAGATACGCGAAATCAGCGACCTGACGCCGACCATGACGCGCATCCGTGACACGAACGAGTTTATTACTGCCGTGAGCGTGAAGGAACGCATTGCCGCGTGCCTTGCAGTCTTTATCAAAAGAGCGTACCCGACGGGAGGCCTCGGCCGGAGCGCCAACGCAGTGAGCGCCGGCGAGAAAATTGATTACGCCAGCAAGCGCCTCGCGCCCGGAATGATCCAGGAAATGAACGTTGGCGACGATGTCCATGTCGTCGAACCAAAGGGTGCCGGCAGCGACGCGGCCGCCTTTCTGAAGCTCCAGACCGGACTCATTGGAGCAGGGCAGGGGCTTTCTTACGAGGCGGCAAGCCGCGACATGTCCGCATCGACATACAGTTCGGCGCGGCAGAACAGCATCGAAGACGAATACACCTATGCGGAGGAAATCGAACTACTCCGCGAAGACTTCATGTCCGAGGTATATGAGACATTCGTCATCTCCTGCTATCTGGCGGGGCTTATCAACGTGCCGGGTTTCTGGCAGAAAAAAGAGGATTACCTCGCCCACGAGTTTGTGTCCATGCCGAAGAAATGGATAGATCCAGGCAAAGAAAGCAAGGCCAACGAAACGGCGCTCTCCAGCGGCCAGAAGACGTTCAAGCAGATCGCCGCCGAGGCGGGTAAGGATTGGAAGGAAATGCTTGACGACATGGCCGAGGTCGAAGCGTACGCAAAGGATAAAGGCCTCGACATCGCCGGGATCATCTACGGGAAAAAAGCCGCAGAAACGGTTGGGAGCAGCGGGGGCGGTGATGATGACGAAGACGGTTAACGCGCCGCGGCCGCCTTAGACGGCGACGCCGTCAACTCATACATTAGGGGGTGTGTATATTGGCAAAACAGTTGCAGAGAGACCGGCCCGAAACGGAGCAGCGCAATAAAAATATTGGCATGCGGTGTCTGACGGTCGAAGCGATCCGGGCCGTCGAGGGAGAGAACCAGCGCCGCTTTATCGTCAGTTTTTCCAGCGAAACGCCGTATGAGCGCTGGTTTGGCATGGAAATCCTCGATCACAGCGAGGGGGCTGTGGATTTGACCCGCCTCAATACTGTGGGTGTGCTCCTGTTTAATCACGACTATGATCGAGTCATGGGCAAGATACTCCGAGCGTGGATCGAGAACAGGCGCGGGCAGGCCGAGGTTGAGTTTGACACAGACGAGGACGCGGAGGTCATCTATCAGAAAGTCAAGAGTGGCACGCTCAAGACGACCTCGGTCCGCTACAGGGTATACAGTTGGGAGGAAGTCGCCGCCGGTAAAACGTCAAAAGACGGCTTTGCCGGTCCATGCGAAATTGCCCGGCAGTGGGAACCCTACGAAATCAGCGTCGTTTCCGTGCCCGCAGACGCGACGGTCGGCGTCGGACGGGGCGCGGATTTTGATGACGACACAGAGCAAAAAAAGGCCAGCACGATCGGTGTCTATGAGCGCCAGATCACAATCAACAAAAACTTTTTGGGAGGTAACTAGATGGATCCGAAAGAATTGCTCAGGCAGTATCTCGCGCAGCAGGAAGCTATCGTCAAGGCGGCCAAAGACGCCAAGCGCGACTTGTCTGCCGATGAGCAGAAAAGCTTTGATGACCTGCAGAAAAAAGTCGACGATGTCAAAGCTCAGATTAAAGCTGCGGAGGAAGCCGCCGCAGCCGATGCGAAAAGCACGGAGACGCAGGCCGAGGCGCAGAGAGCCGTCGACGCCGAGCGCGCTCGCAGCGCTGAAATCACGTCGCTTTGCCGCGAGTTCGGCATAGAGGCAGATAAGTACATCAAGGACGGCAGCACCGTCGACGCTGTCCGTAAAGCCGTTCTCGACGAGCTGAAGAAAAACGGCGGGCCGATCGGCGTCAGCGTGACGGCAGATGAAAGCGACAAGTTTCGCGCCGCCGCCATCGACGCGCTAGCCATGCGTGCCGGCGTCATTGTTGAAAAGCCTGCCGACGGGGCAAAAGATTTCCGGGGCATGAGCCTGCGCGATCTTGCCATTGAGTGCCTTGTCCGCGAAGGCAAGAACGCGGCGGTGCTGATCCGCATGGACAAGAGCGATTTGTTCACGGAACTGCAAAGGGCGTTCTTCAACCCGGCTGCGGCTTTCCCGGCCATCATGGACGCGGCGATCGACAAGGCCATTGTCCACAGTTATCAGTCTGTGCCGACAACCTTCCAGGCGTTCACTACGAAGGGCTCTGTCAGCGACTTCAAGCCGACGCCCGAAAGGCGGTACCTGATCGGGGGCGCCGGCGATTTCCTGCTCGTTCCGGAGAACGGCGAGATCAAGCACGACAGGCCCGGTACTTCGCTTTTGCCGCAGCGCCAGATCAACACCTACGGCCGGCAGTTCAGCATGAGCCGTCAGGCGTTCATCAACGACGACATCGGCTTTCTGACCGAGGTCCCGGGGTTGTACGCGGCCAGCGCGAAAAAAACCATCGACCGTCAGGTTTACGGCATCCTTTTCAACAATCCGGTTATCTACGACGGCGTACAACTGTTTACTGCCGGCGCGCCCCACGCCAACCAGGCTGCCGCTCCCGGCGCTCCCGCTGCGGGGACGATCCAGAACATCATCCTGCTGTCACAGCGCCAGACAGATCCGTTCGGCGATGCAATTTACATGACGCCTAAGTTCCTCATTATGGGCGTCGGCTATGAATTCACCATGGCCGTCACCTTCGGCAGCGCCCAGGTTGTCAACAGCCCGAACAACGACATCAACCCGTTGTTCAACTATCCGCTGACCATTGTCCAGAGCCCCGTCCTGAATGCACTCGCCGGCGCGAACGCCTGCCCTTGGTTCATGGCGACCGATCCGATGAGCGCGAAGGGCATCCAGGTGGATTACCTGAACGGTCAGGAGACTCCCACAGTCCGCAGGATGGAAGCCCCCGGCCAGCTCGGCTTCACGTGGGATATCTTCCTCGACTGGGGCGTTACCGTCGTCGACTACCGCGGCCTCTATATGAACGCCGGCGCGGCCATCCCCGCTGTTTAATTACGGCTTAATAACAACAGGAGGTAACAAAAATGCTTGGTACTTATATTCAGCGCGGCGAAACGATCGATTACGCCAATCCCGGCGGTGCGGTTATCCCCGCAGGGACCGTCATCAACCTGACGACGCGCGTCGGCATTGCCGGCGGCGATATTGCTGTCGGCGCGACGGGCGCTCTTCACATTACAGGCGTCTTTGAAGGCGGCAAGGCCGCCGTCGCGATCGCACTGGGCGCGGCCGTCTATTACGACGCAGGCGCAGACAACCTGACAAACATTTCGGTTGGCAACGTGCCGGCAGGCTGGGCCATCGAGGCGGCGCTTCAGGCCGACGCTACGGTCAAGGTCCTTTTGCTCGGCATGAACGTGACCATACCTGTCGCAGGGGCTGTCGCTGCAGTTGCCGCTGCGGACGGTGTCGCGGTTGCCATCGTCGACGGCGTTGCGGTTGTCACTGCGGACGGAGCCGAAGCCGCCGGCGCAGCGCCCGATAAGGCCGAATTCGATGCCGTTGTCGCGCTGGCGAACGCAAACAAAGCTGCTGTAAACGGCCTTGTTCCCCTTGCCAATGCCAATAAGGCGGAGATCAACGCCCTTGTCACATTGGCGAACGCCAACAAGGCCCAACTCAACGCGGTTGTCGCCGCCCTAAAGGCCGCCGGCCTGATGGCTCCGTAAGGAGGGCAAAACAGTGTTGATAGCAAAAAGGCCCATCCTTTTCGGGTCCCGCCTGTATGAACCGGGTGATGAGCTTCCCGCCAGTGATCCTAAAATGGCGGAAGCGTGGGTGAAATACGGAAGCGCGGCGTATGAAGCGCCGCGCGACCCGTCTCTCTCGGAGGAGCTGGGAGGTGACAAGGAGCCGCCCGGAGCAGACGATCACGCGGGAGCGGCGGGCGAAGATGCAAACCCGGGCGAAGATGCAAACCCTGGGACGCCTGTCTATACCAAGGAGATGAAGCCGGATGTTCTCCGCGAGGCGGGGAGCAAATACGGCTTAACCTTCCCGGTAGGGACGACAAAGGCGGACATGGCGGAGGCGATTAACGCGGCAGCAGCTGCCGGATCGCCGTCGTGAGCACCTTCAAGGATGCCATCGGGAGCGACATTAAGTCGGTATTCCTCAGCACCGACGAGTTTGCCGACACATGCCACGTCATCTACGAGGAGTTTTCCGGGGATATCCCGGTTGTGCTCGACGAGTCCGTCCAGGACGAAAGACCGGAAAACAGCCGGGTTGACGACCACATCCAAGGCATCTTCCGTGTGACGACCATGTTTTACGCGGCGCAGAGCGATATGGGGCTCGTGCCGAAGAAGGGTCGGCGCATCTGGATCGGTGACGACGAGTTCGAAATCATTACGAGCGCGTGCGACATGGGTGTGATCGCCCTCGGGCTTCGGAGGTACGACGAATGAGCACGATCGGAACAGAAAACTATACAAGGGGCTTTGTGGTCGACGTTTCCGACGACGGCGGTGATGCGTCCGTGCAGCGGGCCGCGAAAATACTGGCCGGAATACCGCGCGGCGTTTACAGGGCTGTTGGCAGCGCCTTAAAACGCGCGGCGACATCGGGTAAGACGCAGGCGGTAAGGGCTGCTGTGCAGGAATACGCGATTACGCAGGCCACGTTTAAGGCAAACCTCAAGAACGTAAACCACTTCCGCAAAGACGACAGTTCGCTTGAAGTGGTTTTCGGTTTCCGGGGGCACGTCATACCGCTGATCCGGTTCGATACGACCTATACCAAGGACGGCCATGTCTACGCCCGAGTCAAGCACGGAGGAACGAAAACGCAGCTTGACAACGCGTTTTTCGGTACGGTCGGCAGCCACGTTGGCGTGTTTGAGCGCACGACCACCAAGAGATTCCCCATCAAGGAGCTTTACGGCCCGTCCACGGCGCAGATGATGTACAGCAACGAGGCCGTCAGCGACAGGATCATCGATGCCGCACAGGTGACGTATGAAAAACGGATCGAAGTCGAGATCACCCGCATACTCAATGGTTACGGAGGTGCCAACGCATGACGCCGGACGTATTACTGGACCAGCTGAAGCTTTTTGTCGAGGCGCACACAGGCGGCATCCTGCTGCCGGTTAAGACCAAACCGAGTGAAGCCGCAGTTGAACGCGCGGCGGAGGTCTGGAAGATGCGTCTGCCGGTGCCGGATGACGACACAAAGCGCATACCGTACATTCTGCTGCAGCTCGTCAACGGCACCGACGCGCAGGAAGAAGGAGAGGACGACGAATCCGGTTGCTTCGTGCGCATTATCTTCGCCACATATCACGAGAATGCCAGCGAGGGAAATCTGATGCTGCTCCACCTCATGATGTCGGTCCGTACCGCGCTCCTGAGACAGCGGCTGATAGGCGGGCAGTTTGTGCTGGAACCCCCGCTTGAATGGGTGATCTATCCGGACAACGACGGCAGGCTGGACAAGTATTATTTTGGCGAGATGGACACCAACTGGACGCTGCCCGCCATTGAAAGGGAGGTAGATATTTAGTGGCAGTAAAAAATGACGAGCTGGACGTTATTCAAACAACGCCAGAGGTCGAGGAAGCAAGCGCGGGCGCTGAGACTAAGGCCGGGGACGCAACGCCCACAGCGGACGACAAGCCGCCTCAGGCAAACCGGCCGAACACGGGGAGGGCCGCAAAACCGCCGAAGGAGACTGCGCGGTCGTGGGTGTATATCGGCCCGTCGATACCCCGGACGGCGCTCACGGAGAACGGTGTCACCAAGGGGACCCGGACGGCGGTCGAGGAACACTTCAGGGCAGTCCTCGAAAAGCACCCTGCCGCGAAGCGCCTGATCGTCCCGATTGAGGAGCTGCCCGAAGCGCGCGCGAAGGTGCACGCGTCCGGCAACGTCCTCAGCAAAACATACGCGGACATTACGGCCGCGATCAAATCATAAGGAGGAACCACTATGCCTTTTTACCACGGTATTAAGGTTGCAGAAGGCGTGACAACCGTCCCGACGCCGCTCGTTGCGCTCAGCGGCATTCCCTTCGTGGTCGGCACGGCGCCGGTGCAGTCTGTCGGCGGCGGCGCAAACGTGCCGGTGCTGGCCGAGACGTACGCGCAGGCGGTCGCCGCGCTCGGGTATTCGGACGACTGGAAAACGTACACCCTCTGCGAGTTCATGGACGCGCATTTCAAGCTGTACGGCTGCCAGCCGGTCATCTTTCTGAACGTCCTCGACCCGACGAACGCGGACATGAAGGAGGCCGTCGCCGCGGCGGACATGGCCGTTACGAACAAACAGATCAAGCTCTCCATCGACGCCATCGATTCGACCGTCGTCGTCAAGGCGGCGGGCGGCGCCGGCGATCCGTATGACCTTGATACGGATTACAGTCTCCTGTATGACGGTGAGTACCTCATTATTGAGGTCCTGTCCGGCGGCGCAATCTACAGCGCCGCGTCTCTCAGCGTCGCGTACAGCAAGATCAAGATCTCGGGAGTGACCGCGACGGAAATCGTCGGCGGGTACGACACCGAGACGAAGCTGACGACCGGCCTTGAGTGCGTCAACCAGGTGATGGCATTGCACGGACTCGTTCCGGACCTCATCTGCGCGCCCGGGTGGAGCCATAACAGCACGGTCGCGGCGGCGATGGCCGCGAAGGCTGCCGGCATCAACGGGCTGTTCACGGCCAAGGCTCTGATCGATGCGCTGACGACGAGCGCCGGGGTTGATCACTACAGTGAGGTCGCGGCCTGGAAAGCGACGAACGGCATCATTGACAAGACGCAGCTCCTCTGCTGGCCCATGGTCCGAAACGGGGGCAAGGTCTACCACATGTCCACGCACGTGGCGGGCCTGATGGCTTCCGTCGACGCCGGCAACGACGGCTGCCCGTACGAAAGCCCGTCGAACAAGGCGCTGCAGATCGATTCCATTGTCACGGACGACGGCGACGGCACCTACAGCGAAGTGATCCTGACGCTGACGGACGCCAACACCCTCAACGCGGCCGGCGTCGTGACGGCGATCAACTTCATGGGTTCGTTCAAGCTGTGGGGCAACAACACGGCGGCGTACGGCGTCAGCGCGGAGGTCAAGGATTACTTCATCCCGGTGTCGCGTATGTTCGGCTGGGTGGGCTCGACGCTGATCCAGACGTTCTGGTCGAAGCTCGACCGGCCGATGTCGAAGCTGCTGATCGGCAGCATTGTCGACAACGCGAACATCTGGCTGAACGGCCTCGTCTCCGAGGGCAAGCTGTACGGCGCGCGCGTCGAGTACATCGAGTCTGAGAATACGGCTGAAAATCTTGCGGCCGGAATCATCAAGCTGCATGTCTACATGACGCCGCCGAGTCCGGCCCAGGAAATCGACTTCACGCTCGAGTACAGCGCGGCCTACGTCGCGCAGGCTCTGGCGGTTTGAGGAGGGCTGAGCAATGTCAAAGAATCCTGAAATGGTTATCCACTACGATATTTACGAGGACGCCGTCAACATGCTCGGTTCTGCCGAGGTTACGCTGCCCGAGATCGCCAACAAGACGCAGACAATAACCGGCGCGGGGATTGCCGGTGAGATTGAAGCTGTCGCCCTCGGTCATATCGGCGCGATGTCCATGTCGATTAAATGGCGTGCCGTCACGAATGACGTCGTCAGGCTCTACGAGCAGCGGCGGCACAATCTGGAGCTCCGCGTCGCGCAGCAGTCACACGACAGCACGTCGGCGAGGATCGCTGTAACGCCCACAAAATATGTTGTAGGTGTGGTTCCCAAAAAGCTCGGACCCGGTACGCTTGCGCCTGCGAGCTCGGCCAACGCGGCCAGCGACTTCAGCGTTCTTTACCTCGCTGGCTATATTGAGGGTGTAAAGGTGTTGGAGATTGATCCGATCAACTACATCTTCTACGTCAACGGGACCGACTATCTGGCAAACGTCAGGTCGGCGCTCGGCAGATAACAGACAGGAAAATCCGGCGGGGTAGTCCCGCCGGGTTTTCGGCATTCATGAAAGGGGATTTACCATGGCCGGTATTAATACGGAAAACAACGAAATTGAAGCCGCGAAGGAAATGGAAGCCGCTGAAGCGGAAGCGCTGAAAGACGGCGCGCCTCAGTACGTGCATTACTTCAGAAAGCCTTTCGAATGGGAAGGCAGGGAACATACCAAGCTGGAATTCGATTTCGAAAAGCTGACGGGCGGGGATGCGCTGGCGATAGAAAACGAGCTTGCCATGAAGGGCATTCAGGTCATCACGCCGACGTTCTCCAGCCCGTTTCTGATCCGCATGGCGTCCCGCGCCTGCGGCCTCGGCGTCGACGCCTTCGAGGCCATGACAATCAGGGATTACAACCAGATCAGGAGCAAGGCGAGAAATTTTTTACTCAGCTCGGAGTTGTAGTCGGCGACGGCGGCAGCTGGCTCCGGCAGCTCTTTCTGACGCTGGCCCAAAACTGGAGCACGCCGGTTCCTCATTGGGTGAGCCTGCCGCTTTGCGAGCTGAGCGCATGGATCGTGGACAACAACGCCGTCTTGGAACGGCGGAAGCGGGATTAGACCGGGAGGTATGTTATGGCAAGCAGACGTGAGTATGAAATGCTCTTCAAGCTGAACGCCCAGCTCGGCGGCAGCTATAACAGCACATTCAAATCGGGGCAGGCGCAGCTTGCCGCCATGCAGAATAAGCTGCAGGAGCTCAACAAGGCTCAGGGCGATATCTCCTCATACCAGAAGCAGCAGGCGGCGATCACAACATCAAAACAAAAGCTGGAATTGCTCCGGCAGGAGTACGACAACATCCAGAAGGAGATCGGCGAGACCGGCACGTTTTCAGCTGACCTCGAAAACAAGCTGCTGAAAAAGCAGCAGCAGATCGAGAAGACAACGGCTGCTGTCCAGGCTCAGGAAGGACGGCTCAACGAGCTGGGGGCCGCGCTGAGAAGCGCAGGCGTCGACACGTCGAAGCTGACCGAAGAAAACAGGCGGCTGGAACACGAATACGCCTCGCTTAAACAGGAGCAGGAGGATGCCGCCGAATCAGCCGGCGGTTTCGGGCGCGACTCCGTAGCCGCTGTCAACGCCGTTCATGAAGCGCTTGCCGCTGCCGGTATCGCCAAGCTGCTCAAAGAGATCGGGGAGGCGTACGTCGAAGCGGCGCAGGCGTCCATCGAATTTGAAAGCGCTATGACGGGCGTTGCCAAAACGACGGATCTGTCCGACAGAGAGCTTGCCGCGATGGGCAAGGAGATCAAAGCTCTTTCTACGGACATCCCGATTGTAACGACCGAGCTTGCCGGCGTCGGCGAGGTATCCGGGCAACTCGGTATCGCCAAGAATAATATACTCGACTTCTCGACCGTCATGGCCATGCTCGGCACCGCGACGGACCTGACGGCGGATAACGCCGCGACTCTGCTTGCGCAGATGGCAGGCATCACACAGATGGATCCGGCGTTTTATTCGAACCTCGGTAGCACGGTTGTCGCGCTTGGCAACGCCTACCCGACGACGGAGTCGAGAATCACGGATACCGCGCAAAGCCTCGCGGCCAGCGCGAATATCGCCAAGATGACGGAGGCGCAGATTTTAGCCCTTGCCGCCGCCGTTACGAGCCTGGGTTTTGAATCTCAGCTGGGCTCGACTGCCGTCTCCAAGCTCATAACGGATATGCAGTCGGCCGTCGATTCCGGCGAAGGCCTGGAAGCCTGGGCGCGCGTCGCCGGCATGTCGGCTAAGGACTTCGCGGCCGCCTGGAAAACAGACGCTGCGGGCGCGCTCAATACGTTTATCGAAGGCCTCGGGCGGGTGGAGAAAACCGGAGGCAGCCTGACACTCACGCTCAACGACCTCGGGATCACCGAGGCGCATATGTCGAACGTCGTCAAGGCGCTCGCCACATCCGGGGGTCGATTGTCCAGCACGCTCGCCACAGCCAACACCGCTTGGACGGAAAATACCGCGCTCACGGCGGAAGCCGAAAAGTGGTACTCCACGACCGAAAGCGCCCTGATCATGCTGTCAAACGCATATAACAACGCCAAGATCGCGGTAGGCGACATTTATAACCCCGCGATCAGGGAAGCGGCGGTGTGGGGCAAGGAAGTCCTGATAGACGTAACCGAATTCATCGAAAAGAATCCGGAGGTCGTCAAAGCGATCACGGCGTCTGTCGC